CAATTTAGGGTTTGCAAATAATATTTTAGAAACAAGATATTCTGCATTGGCAAAAATAATTTCACGGTATAAAAACGTAAAAGTTTTATTAAGAATTAATGCCTCCGATATAAATCAATTGGATTTTCTTAAACCTATATTCATTCAGAAATACGAATCATATTTTTATATCAGTAGCATAAAAGGATTCAGCTACACAGAAAGTAAATCTACATTGGTTGAACTCGTTAAATTAAATATCAATGGCTAACGAAAAACAAGAAATAGTATTAGAGATACAGGTGCAGGGTTCAATAGATAACCTTGCAAAGTTGCGTTCTGAAATGGATACGCTTATAAAAACACGGCAAGATTTAACGGATAAATCAAAGGCGGGAGATATTGAAGCAACAAAAGAAATCGAAAAGGTTAATTCAGCGGTGCGTAATATGAATATGGAATATAAGGCGCAGCAAAGAGTGTTGGATGGTTATAATAAGTCACAAAAAGAGGAGTTCAACTTTTTAGATTTAAAAAAGAACTCTATCGACCAAAATACAGCAAAGCTAAAACAACTTACCGCACAATATAAATCAATGCAAGAACCAAGTGCCGCTTCAACTAAAGCTGTAAACGATTTGAGTAAAGCATTAAACGAACAAAAATTAAGTATTGGTGACAGCACAAGTAACATAGGCAAATATGGGCAAGGTTTTAATGAAGTAACAGGTAAAATAGTTTCATTATTCCCAGCTTTAGAAGGATTAAAAACAGCGCAATTAGGAGTTAATGCAGCTATGGAGGCAAACCCTATCGGATTAGTTATTGTAGGCGTTCAAGCATTAACTTCTGTAATAGGTTCATTACAGCCAGTAATGGATAAAATAGAACAAGTAACAGAAGCATTTAGTGCTGGATTCGGAGCGTTTGTTAATGGTGGGAACATATTACAAGCAGCAGGGCAAGCAGCAAAATTAACAGCCGAATTACAAGATTTGCAGGACGCTCAAAACGGAGTAAATATTGCAAACTCGGAAGCAGATGCGGCTATTGCACAACTGTTGTTGCGACTTAGAAATAAAAATGTGACCGAAAAAGAAGGGCGCGTTATTCTTGAAAAATTAGCAGAAGAGGACAGAAATAGATTAAAGCAAAATGAAGATTACGAGCAAGCTATATTTGATAAAAAGTTTGCAAGATTAAAACAACAAACAAACTTAGAAGACTATGAAATAAAAGCGTTAATCGAAAGAGGGCAAGTAAGGGCGCGGCTATCTGAAAAAGAACTCGCCCAAATGATAAAGGATACTGGTATGACGGAGGCGCAGTTAATGGAAATAGATAAAAAATTTAGGGCAAAACAAGAAGTTATTGCCAATGATGCAGAACATAAAATAGTAAAGGATAAGGAAAAAGTAGAAGCGGCAATAGATGAACTTGCACAACAGCAGCAAAAAGTAATTGGCATAAGAACGGAAAGCGGATTACTTGGTGAAAAAATAGCAAACCGAGAATATCAATTTAATGATAGAATTGACGCTGAGAAGTTAAAAAGACAATCGGATATAAACGCAGAAAAAGATAGACTACATAAAGAAGAAATATCACAATGGCAAACAGCACAAAGCGAATTAGATGGACTTGTTGCTAAGTCAGTTGAAGATGAACAGGCTATTTATAACAACCAGATAAAAAATATAATTCAAGGAAACGCAGCAATTGAATTGCTTAGAACGAATTCCGAATTGCAATTAAAATTGCAATCTGAAACAAATATGACACGTCAGCAAATTGACGATGATTTTGCTGCAAGCAGCTATAAAACATTTGCAGACTATTATGCAGCTATGTCGGCACTTTATAAAACGGATGCAGATAATTATAAAAAAGAACAAGCGGCAAAATATAATGCGGCTTCAAGTATTGCAGGGGCATTCACGGCATTATCAAATGCGGTTGGGCAGCAAACAGCAGCAGGAATAGCTTTTCAAAAGGTTGCTACTGGAATACAAATAGCGATAGATACAGCTAAATCCATATCAACTGCAATAGCAGGAGCAACAGAGGCGGCAACGGCAGGCGGACCAGCAGCTCCATTTTTACTCGTTGGGTATATTGCTACTATGATAGCATCCGTAGTTGGTGCGGTTGCACAAGCCACGCAGTTATTAAGCAGCACGTCAACGCCAACCCCTCCCAAATTCGCTGAAGGTGGGAAAGTAATTGATATTGGCGGCAATTATCACAGCGAAGGAGGAACGCCTATTCATGTTGGAGGACAGTATGTAGCGGAAGCTGAAAAAGATGAAGGGTTATTTATAATGAAAAGAACTGCATACCAAGCGGGTAAATTAAGCAATTGGAATCAGTTGTTTGGCGGGAAAAGTTGGGGCGTAACTGCTGGTGGATACGCAGCACAAGGGGGAATGATTATCCCTACGGATGGCGGTTTTGTTGCGCGTGATATTGCACGTAATGCAGATAACAGCGCATTGATTCAGAACGCAATTAAGAATGGGTTTGCTTTAGCACCTGCACCGGTATTATCTATTGTAGAATTTCAGAACAAACAGAATAGCAGGAATAGAAGTATAAATGTTAGTGAGGCATAACTACCTAACTATTTCTAATTTAAGTTTATAGTAATCTTCCATTCGTATTCTTTGAAATGCTCCTGACCTATCGTGAATAACTATCATTGGCTCATAGCCATAATCTACTTTTATCCCATATATCGAACCAATACTTTCAAACTCCAAAATATTAGGAACTAAAACAACTAAATTTTCTTTCGGTTGTTGATTAAATATTCCATTGCTTTTTATGGTTTCGTAAACCAAAACACAAAGTGCTGCCTGCGTTTGTTCTATCTGCATATTTCTAATTTAGGTTTGCGATATTGATATTTGAAATCTTCGCTCGCAATTACTTCTACGCGGTAAATATCTTTTTCAGTTTCTAATATCTTATGGCAATAGTTATCCATAAAGAAACCAAGCATTACTTGCGGTGCTTCACGTTGGTGTATCTCTCGCATTTCTTTAAGAGTGAAAGTTTTTATTTGGTTTGTGTTTAGCATCTTCAATTTCCTTTAGTGCTTTGTCAATTAGTTTGCGCCCTGTGTAGCTTTCCGATTCTTCCCAATAGATTGTTTGTTCGTCAAATTGTTTTAGAAGTCTACCGCTTAAAGACACCCGTATTATTCGGGAAAACTTTCCTTTCGAGCGTGAATCCATATTTGTTTTTTGTCTTCCCAATTTAAGGTTTGTAAACAGGTTTAGGAAAATATTTTTTTAGTAGTGCAACTGCTATTCCTAACCATAACAACACAGCAAGAAAAAACCTTTCGGTATGATTCCAGTGAAAAGGATTTAAAGACAAAGCCGAGAATGATAACGGCAAATAGAAAACAAACATAGTAAGAGCAAACCATGATATTGATTGAGCGAATTGTTTCATAAATATTTTTTGATTGCTACAAATGTAGCAAAAACAACTATGTAAAAAAACATTCAGCGTTTATTTGTTTCTCGAAATGGCATACGAAATAAATATTGACGGGTTTATTGGTGAAGCAGGATTCTTTGGCGGTGATAATTTCACTCTCAAAATGCTCAATGAGAAACTATCTTCAATGCCGAGCGATACTACCGAAATAAACGTGCTAATCAATAGCGGTGGAGGTTATGTAACCGAAGGCTTTGCAATCTATGATAAACTTGCAACACTACCTCAAACGGTTAATACAACAGTTCTTGGTTTATGCGGTTCGATTGCAACAATAATTGCACAAGCAGGGAAGAAGGGTGAAAGAAAAGGTTATGAGAATAGCGATTACTTTATTCACCCACCTTCATGGAGTCCTCAAAGTCCCGACCCAATCGAGGCTGACGAACTACAACAAATTGCTGATGATTTGAAAGCTAACCAAAACAAGTTAGCAAACTTCTACGCTCAAAATGGAACTGGAACGGCTGAATTTTTCTTAGAGAAAATGAAAGAAGCTAAATCACTTTCAATGCAAGAGGCAAAAGATTTAGGACTGATTGACCATATTATTTCTACACAAATAAAAGCAGCAACAGTTTACAAGTTCGCTGCTCACATTAAAAAACCAATAAATCACATGAACGCAATTCAACAAATGTTTGCTGATTTCAAAAATGAAATTACAGCGATTATCAAACCAACAGTAAAAAATGATACTGTGAAAACTTCGGAAGGTGTCGATATTTTTTATGATGGAGTTCTCGAAATGGGAACTAAAGTTTTCACCGATGCAGAAATGAAAACACCTGCGCCCGATGGAGTTCACACAGTTGACATGAAACTATACACCGTTACAAATGGTGAGGTTACTAAAGTTGAAGATGTGCAAACAAATGATTCTGAATTAGAGCAAGCAAAAGCAAGAGTTGCAGAACTTGAAGCACAAGTAGCAAGTAAAGAAGCTGAAATAACTGCGAAGGTAGAAGAGGCAGTTGCAGCAAAAGCAACAGAATTGACCGCATCATTTGAAAACAAATTCACAGCATTCAAAGCAAAGTTCTTTACCGGTGAAAAGTTGAACGAAGAGATAGTTCAAATTATGAAAGGCGAAGGTGAACCTAAACCGAAGGATTGGAGAGATGAAGTAATCGCATTAAGACAAAAAAAGTAATCAATTAAAAACCACAATAAAACAAATACAAAATGGCAAACGCAGTAACAACAATCGCAGACAACAATTCACTCGCTTACGAGGTGTTTTGGAAACCACTATTAAACGACCCGAAGATTAACGCTTTGCCGTTTGATATTATCAGTGGCAAAATCGGTAAAGAACTTTATTTTGATTCTGAATTTACAGATTCTCCAACAATCAAAGCCGCGTGCGGTTGGGATTACAAGTGTGGAACAGGTATCACAAAGAAAGCACTCGACCCTGTTGAATTGGATTTCTCTTTTGAGCAGTGCTACACTGTTTTCTTGAAATCTATTTTCGGAGATTCTCTACCAGACGGTTTGAAGAAAGGTGAACTTACACCTGAAATTATCAATCGCATTATCACTAAGCAATCAAACGCTTTCAACACAAACATGCTTTACGCATTGTTTCTTTCAGACACAGGCGGTTCTACCCCGTGGCTTGCAGGAATTGACGGTGTATTTACTAAGTTGTTAGCAGGTGTTGCTGGTAACGATGGAACTGTTGACGCAGGTGCAATTTCTTCTGGTGATTTAACTTTGGCAAATATCGAAGGAACTATGTATGGTATCTATACCGCGCAAAGCGATTTGATGAAAACATTTGACAACGGGCAAAAAGCGTTTATTGTAACTCAAACTGTTTACGAAGCATGGTCAAGATTCTTGCAAGTAGGTAACGGCTCTGCATGGAACTATGCAAACCCTTCTACAATTCAGAACGGTGTTACTGGAATTACTTATCAAGGTATTCCATTGATTAACGCTAACTACATTGACAGAGGTTTATCACTTTATGCAACAGCAGGTTCACCTCCAGCAGTTGTTGACCCGAATCGCGTTATTCTTACCGTTCCAACTAACCACAAGATTATGATTGATGGAACGGGGTTTGAAATGGTTGACCCTTTCTATGACCGTAGGAAGGATATGGTTTACAGCCCTGCAAGTGCAATGGTTGACTACCAATACGGCTACGGAGAATTGAACGTAATCGCAGGATTCTAATTTTCAAAATAATAAGGGGAGCGTAACAACTCCCCTTTAAAATAAAATAAAACAATGGCAACATGCACAACGAAAATCACAGCGGGACTTGACCCAAGCTGTGAGGCACTCGATAAAATCGGGGGCGTAAACAAAACAATTTACTTCGGTAACTTAGATGAACTAACCTTTACTTTAAATGGTGCAGGTTATATTGATTCGGTTGCATTGACTGCTTCACCTGCTGCATTCCTTTACAAGTTTGTAGGCAAAACAAAGAAGCACAATTCAACCTTTGAACTTCAGGTAGGTGAAAATACAAACACTTGGAAACAGGCTGTAATTGCAAAATTGTATTTCTACTTTCCTGATGAACGCGCAGCTATTGAGGCACTTACAACAGCAGATGATTTAGTTGCATTCGTGCAAACTGAAAGCGGCTTGTTTGAAGTTTACGGTTACACAAAAGGAATAAGAGTTGAAAGTGCAACTGGTGCGAATGGTATTTTGATTCAGGATGATACTTCACTTACAGTAACTATTTCAGGTGAAGAAGTTGCTTTGCCGAAAGTATTACAACTTGGTGCGGCACTACCTGCGGCTGATGCTTACTTAACTGAAAACATTGATGCACTTGATGCGCTCACATAGTGAGATTGTAGAAGATATTTTGAGAATGGGGGAAGTAGGATATAACGCGAGTGAGCGAGATTCACTTCCCCTATTATTTTTTGAAGTATATTCTATTGAATTAAAAAAAGGATGCGAGCAATGTAAAAAGAGCGCATACGATTCATTGATAAGGTGGGCAAAAAGAATAACGGCAAAAGAAAACAACTATATGGACTACAAGATTAAAAAGGAATTTGAGAAACGAGATTTCCATTTTCGCCACGCGGGGAATTTAGTTACTGTGAATGCAGGCAACTTAAATGAAATGCGCGTAAAAATGATGTTAGCTTCACCGTATGCACATGCAATCGAAGGGCAACCAGATAAAGTTGAACCAATAATTGAAGAAAGCCCAAACGAATCGGAGGCATCTATTGCATTAACCTCGCAGGAAGCAAAGAGCGATGGAAAAACATTTGTGAAGACAGTGAAAGGCAAGCTATCGAAATCACACGGATTGAAGCAGTCGAAGGTGGGCAAACCGTCAAAGAAAGGGAAGTAGCATGTAGGCTATCGCATTTAAAAGCGATAACACAGGCAAGAGATAAAGGATTGGAGAGTGTTTTGATTATTGAAGATGATATTGAATTTGAAGAAAAGTTCTTTGAAGAGTTGGAGAAAGTTTTGATAAATGATTTCGATATTATTTATTTAAACGGAACGGATGGATTTTATAGAAGACCGAAACCATATACGGCAACATTAAAAAGTGTTGGTGAAATGTGGGGCATGTTTGGTTATGTAATTCATTCGAGAATTTACGATGAAGCAATAAAATGGCTAACTGAAAATGATTTACCATGTGACACTGTATTTTCGATGTATCTTCAATTTTACAAGTGCTATAAGGTTGTTAAGCCTTTAGTATTTCATAGAGCAGGTATGAGTGATATTCAGCGAGGGATTCCAAAGAACTACAAACATTTACAAAGGCGTGGCAAGAAGAAATAAATTACAAGTGATAAATAAGGTGGAGGAGAAAAAGCCGTTCAACAAAAGAACGGTTAAAATAATTCCTTACACAAATATGTTTGTGCCTGAAAGCAAGAACGAAAGTAAAGGCATTTACAATTTCGGCAAAACAAACCAACTCCCAAACAATTTATTGAAGTGGGTGTTAGATAGCGGCACTGCGAAACGAGCGGTGAGTAAACGTAGCGCGTATATTGCAGCCGATGGATTTGTAGAAGATACCGCAGCGAATTTCATGGTGAATGATTTTCAGACTGCCGATAAAATACTAACTGAAATTGCAGGTTATCAAAGTTACTTTAAAGGATTTGCGATACACGTAAAAAGAAGTGCCGAAGGAATTAAGGTTAGAACTATTCCTTTTCAGGATATACGCAAAAGGTTAGACGGTTCTTATTCATACAATCCAACTTATTCAGCATCGAAGTTCGACCAGTCTAAAGAGCAAATAATTTCAGCTTTCAAAGGGGTAAGACCGTTAACAGAATTTGAATTGAATGAGATTCGCGCAAATGGCGAATTGATTTACGCATACCACAGAAATGCAGATAACCCACAGTATCCTATTCCCGATTACTATGCCGGCATTGAAGATATACGCACAAGTTCGGAGTTGCAAAAATTCGATTTCGAGAGCGTTACAAATGCTTTCTTGCCTTCGGCTATACTTACTATTGTAGGTAATATAGATGATTCACAAAAGGACGAAAGCGGTCGAACTGAAAAAGATTATTTCGATGAAAGTTTGGAGCAGTTCACAGGCAATGTAAAAAATGCAGAGGGCAAATCGGGGCGTATGCGGTTAATGGTTATGACTGCAAGAACAAAAGAAGAAGTGCCAACGCTTCAAACATTTGATGCAAAAGCAATAGTAGATGCGAGCAATACAA